AAGAAGCAGACGCAAAAAAAAGAGTTGAAAAATTAAAGCGAGAACAAAAACCGTGTCCAGATTGCGGAGATAAGTATAGTTACTTTGCACACCCTATTGAAGTATTGGAGGAGTATGAAGATGAGTGACTGTAAATACTGTGGCGGCGATTGCCCAGAGCAAGTAGATAAGAACGGTGAAGCTAGAGCAGAGTTTATATGCGATGGTTACGAGCTTTATCGGGAGCGAAATAGACCCATCGTGGAGAGTAAAACAACAACACTACATAAAGGCAAGTTTGTGTTAGTAGACTTAGTTGATGAGACTATTGAACTAACTGTAGAAAATAATGTATATAGCCGCTCAGAGGCTTTAGAGCTTTTAGATGAACTACAAAAGGCTTGCTCTGTAATTGAATTTGATAACAACCTAGCCAATCTGATAAAAGAGATTGAAGACCGAGCCAGATTAAGAAACGACAAGGACATTAAAAATGATTGAAGAATGTGATTTCTGTGACGGAATAGGTTTGGTTCAAACAAGTGTTGGAAACTTTCCTTGTCCTAAATGCACAGATGAAGATAATAGCACTAAGGAGATATAGCATATGAGCGAACACTTAATGAACTCCACAGGAGCAAAAACATTCAGTCGCCTTCAGACGAGGGTTATTAAAGTTGCTTTAACCTACTTAAAGAACGACTTTGACGAAGAGGACTTAGAGACTCTTGGGTACACAGATGACCAACTGAATAAAAAGATAGACCAGATACTATGGAAAATTAATAACTGAATAGGAATTATTATGAATAGGCTTACAAGGATGTTGCTTATTCTATTTATTACTATCTCTAGCTCTGGTACTACATCAGCGTTTGATAGACTAGATAGATTTATGAGACAAGAAAATCGTAAATTACAAAGAATAGATAAAAGGAGGATTAGGTATGAGATGCGAGATAAGAGAGATAGGAAAAAACTTCTATGCTATGAGCATAATAGACCCTTCGGACAAAATAGTTTTTATACGCTCTAACAAAAGCATCGACACCCTCTACAATAAAGCCGCAGAAGAATACGGCTTCGACAAAGACGAGGTGACTATGCACCCATTACAAGTACGGGGAGACGAAGTTGCCGAGCTAAAAATAAGAAGCCAAGAACACAGGCAGTTCATATCGACCTAAGAGGCAGAAACAATGGTAAAGAAAAAAAAGTTTAATGCAAATAAAACATCTGAAGAAGAGATACTTGAGATTAAAAAGCACCGAGCAATGATTGTTGAGAAAGAAAAGCAGCTTCTCATTAAGCATAAAGAGATGTGGGAAGAAAAAAAGAAGAGCTTAAAGGGGTTCAGGTCGGAACAGTGACAAAACTTTGCGAATTCAGAGATAGTTCAATTCATGGTAAAGGAGTTTTTGCTTTGCGTGAAATTAAAAAAGGGGAGATTCTCTTTGAAACACACGTAAAGGACTCTGAGTTCAGCGATTTTTGGATAAACCTAAAACCTAATTGCTTATACAATCATTCCAAGAACAATGCTAATTGTATTTCACGAACAAAAGAAAACTTTAAGGTTCTTGTTGCAGACAAAGATATTCAAAAAAACGAGGAATTGTTAGTGGACTACACCAGAGACAAAGACTTAGAACAACCTCAAGAAGATTGGCTAGGCTGATATTAATACATGGACTACTCAAACAAAAAAAGATACAAAAAGCACAAGGCTAAACAAAGAGCCAGAAAAAATAAAGCCGTAAGAAGAGGTAGGGCTGTTAAGGCTGAGAACAGAGAACAAAAAGCAATAGAAAAACTAAAATGGACTCACAGGGAAAAGCTAAAACCAGTCAGGAAAGACAGAGATGAATAACACAAGAGAAGAACTTTCAGATTTTTACGACGAATTGCTATTTGCAGATGGTTTCGACGATGCTATCATAGGAATATCCTCTGGCATGGACGAACCCAGAGTTGTTTATAGTATAGGTAAAATGATTGATATTTTAACCAAAGAACATGACATGGAACCCGACGAAGCTAACGAGTTCCTTGAATTTAATACTATCTTCGCTTGGGTGGGCGACAAAACTCCAATTTATTTACATACAAAAGAGGAACTACTATGCCAGAATATTCAGTGAGACTTCGCTCTAAAGAAACTAACAAAAGCCGTAAGGTAACTGTATTTTCTAGTAGCTATTCAGATGCAGAAAAGGATGCTGCAAGACTGGCTGGAGATAAGGATAATGTTGAGGAAATTGATAACATCAACTTTTGTAAAAGTAGTTTTAACGTAATAGATAGAAAGTAGCTAATATGAAGAAACAATATAAACTGCTGTGCTGTGGCTACATAAGTACACGCTGTCATGTTCCATGTCCTAGATGCGGCCAAGAAGAACCCTCGTGTGAGGAAGTTGACAAAGAGGACGAGGTGGTTTTGAACCTGCCTGCTTTTTCGGGAGACAAAAAATACGAACAAAGAGAGTGGGGAAACTTCTCTGTACTTTTAGACGAAGAGGGATGCAAGGTAAAAAAGATTGTTGTTAAGCCTAGTCATCGCCTGAGTCTGCAATTACATACTGGTAGAGATGAATACTGGACTATTATAAAAGGCTCTGGCTGGATGCACGTTGGAGGAGAAGAATATTATGTGACGGCTGGTGACAGAGTACAGATAAACAAATACCAGACCCACAGAATAGAGAACGACACACTAGAGGATTTGGTTTTTATTGAAGTACAGCTTGGGCAATGTAATGAAAATGATATAATCAGGATTGAAGACGACTACGGCAGGGAATAAACATAAGCCCCGTTCGTCTAGTGGACTAGGACATTGGGTTCTCATCCCAAAAACAGGAGTTCAATTCTCCTACGGGGTACTGGCCTTGTAGCTCAACTGGTTAGAGTACCGGATTGTCTATCCGGTGGTTACGGGTTCGAGTCCCGTCAAGGTCGCTTAATAATATGAGTAAAATAGAAAAATACGACTTAAAGTTTTACAGCAAGGCTACGCTGTACTTCTTCCTATCATTAGCATTAGGACTATTCTGTAGTAGGGGATGTATGTAAAATGTTTAACTTAGATTTATTTAACAAAGAACAAGCCAAAAAAAAAGAAGAAAACAAAGAGCGTAACAAAAAGATACTGGTTTACAGTGCTATAGTTTTTGCTGTTGCTCTATTTGCCTCACTAGCAATGGCACTAATAGGCTCTCCAGTAATTATTCAGTTTTTACTTGGAACATTATTGTTAGTTGTTGGTATAGCGGTAGGTATATGGAGTCAGGTATGCTTCTTCTACATAATCTACGCAGCGTTTAGGGAAAGCATAGCTGAAGGATTTATGCTTGTAGTCCTTAGCTCAATAACCTGTTGCATATTTTACATTTACTACGCTTATACAAAAAGCACCTTATTGATTGCTACCATTGCCGTTTTTGGAGGTTTGTTTGCCATTGCCTGTTTCGCTGCATCGGTTTATGCTTTTAGCGGAGGAACAATGACTTTGACCCCATTTGGTAATCTGATAAAGATATAGAAAAAGTATGAATACAGAAAAAAGAATATTAATATATAAATCAAAACTCAAATGGCTTTTTATATCTGGGTTTATTTGTGGGGCTATTCTAGGCACAGCTATTGTAGAAATGTGGATTAGATGATAGAAGAAAACAAAACAACAACCAAAAAGATTCTTGATACTGTAGTGATTTCATCCTTAACATCTTTGATAGCTTCTATAGTTGGAGGAGTAGCCTTTTATGTTTACAGTCAAGCTACCACAGCAACCGAAGATATTAAAGAAATCAAACTACAACTGAAAATAATTAGAGAAGAATCAATAGAACAACTCGCAGAATTACAAGCAGACCACGACAAAAACATCGAAAGATTTGATGAGATTAGTAAATTTTTAGATAACAGCATGGGAGGCTTTACCCTTCCAGAAGAACCAACACACGAAGAGATTGTAGAAGAGAAGGACAATCTCAAAGAGAAATTTAATCCGGTGCAACAACAATTACCACCAGAACTAAAATGAGCGATTATGATTTTTTTATTTGATGTAGATGGAACACTAACACCACCTAGAGAAAAGATAGAAAAAGAATTTGAATTATTCTTCGGTCAATGGGTAGGCTACCAAAAATCTAAACTAAACAAGGTTTTCTTGGTTACTGGCTCAGACAGAAAAAAAACAAAGTCTCAACTCACAGCCCCTCTTTTAAGACTGGTGGATGGTGTTTACCAAAACTGCGGCAATCAGTTATATATAAGAAACAGTCTCATAAAAGAATCGAACTGGAAGATGCCATCGAGCTTACACCTTGATATACTAGAAATATTAGAAAGTAGTATCTGGTTTGGTAAGGCTGGTAAAAACATAGAAGAACGTGTTGGTATGATAAATATATCGACGGTTGGCAGAGAAGCAGATGCGTTGCTTAGAAAGCAATACTTTGAATGGGACAAGATAGAAGAAGAGAGAAAAAAGATAGCAGATACCCTATCCAGAAAATACACTGAGTTATCCTTTGATATTGGTGGCGAGATAAGCATAGACATATACCCAAAAGGAAACGACAAATCTCAAGTCCTAAAAGACATGAACGGAAAGACTATATTTTTTGGAGACAGATGTGAAAAGGGTGGGAACGACTTTGAGATAGCCATTATGTCAGACCGATTCTATAATGTATCAGGATATGAAGAAACAAAGAGGATAATTTTGCGCAACTTCAACTGAGATGTTGTGTGAGCAAACAGTATGAGTAAATTAGTTATTATTTCTGGTTATTTTAACCCTCTCCATGTAGGTCACTTGGACTACATAGCAACAGCCAATAGCTTAGGAGATAAACTTTGGGTAATTGTAAATTCAGACAAGCAAGTAGGAATCAAAGGAAGTGTCCCGTTTCAAAGCGAGGAGGACAGGCTAAGAATCGTCAAACATTTAAAGCCAGTAGATAGCGCATTTTTATCTATTGACGACGATGGAACCGTAATAAAAACATTAGAAAGTCTATTCTGCGCAGGTAAAAAAGATGGCTACAAAATATTATTTGCAAACGGTGGAGACAGACTACAAGGAAATACTCCAGAGGAAGTATTCTGCGAAGAAAATGGAATAGAAACTATATACGGAGTTGGAGGCAACAAGGTTCAATCTTCAAGCGAACTTATAAGCAAGGCATCGGACAAAGAAGAAGAGCCTAGCGACAACACAAAGCTACCATGTCCGTTCTGTGGTGGTCAACCCCAAGCACAAGCTATGGATAGCATGGGGATATACTGGTATGAATGTGGTACTTGCGAAGCATCCTGTGGTGGAACCGAGGATTGGGCTGAAGCTACAAGAAAATGGAATAAAAGGAATTGACTGTACAAGCAGAAGCACACCGATTAATGAATATTACCAACAAAAGCAGAGAGTTCTATGAATGTAAGATATATATGGGTTCTATCAATGAAAAAAATAAGAAGAAGATAAGACTCGGCAGAATCTCTAAGTTCATTAAAAACTTTCAAGACTGCTATGAGGTTATGATACCCATAAGAATTACAAAAACATCTTATTTATCAGGCTCTCAGTACGAAGAGAAAGGCTATGAGCTTGGTGTCATAAACTACCCTAGAATAAAAAATATAAAGAATGAGCAAGCAGAAATAAAAGACTTTATGATTTTATTAGCAGAAGCCCTTATAGTTGAATTCAACCAGAGAAGGTTGTCTGTAGTTGACGATAATTACGTTACCATGTATGAGGCAAAGATATAGATGTATGAGTACAAAGCAACAGTTGACAGAGTAGTAGACGGAGACACGGTTGACTTTATTGTTGACTTGGGGTTTAGCGTCAAGATAAAGATTAGAGGCAGGCTTGCCGGTGTAGACACTCCAGAGCGAGGACATACAGACTTTTCTACGGCTACTAAAAAGTGTAGAGAATTGTTAAATAAAGCCTCTGCCGCATTTCCCTACGAAGGGAAGGTGATAATTAAAACAGACAAGACGGGTAAGTACGGTCGCTGGATTGTACATATTCAAGGTGTAACAGATGAACTGGCTAAAATTTGGCCTTATGAATAACAACAGTAACAATTTTAAGCCATAGTATTTCGCTATGGAAATTAATTTTTTTAATTGGAGAATGAAGATGAAGATGAAGAACTTTTTATCAAATGGCGTAGACAACCTTTTTTCAGTAACCTCAATGACCCTGCTGGTCTTGCTATTTACTTTGGTTAATTACAGCATTACAATAGACAGAGAGAATGTTAGACTTCGCAGCATGTTTGAATTGTCAGAAATGCGTTCAGATATAAACAATGACTTTGTTTCTGAGCTTATGTGGTCTAGGTTCAACGACTTTGAAAACTTTGATGCCGACATTTTGGTTGCTCAAGGTCGAATCGAAGGTGTTATTGACTATATTAACAATGACAACTCTACATATATTGACGAGCTTTGGCATGAAGGCTATCAAAGAGGCTTGTCCCAAGTTGACTACGAGAGGGATGTGATTGCAGAGTCAAACTTTGAGAGAGGTTACGACAAGGGCAGGAATGACAACCTTTTTGTTTCAGATGAAGAGACTCAGAAAGTAAATGCTTCCCCCAGAGTGATAATCTCAGATGCTATCAAGCAGCCAGAATTTGATAATAAAACAATCCTTCCAGAGAATTCAGAAGTAATTAAATCTCTGAACAAGAAGATTGAAGAGATAGAAAATCCTGACAACTAACATAGTGACTGCCCCATTTAAGGATGGGGCGGTCTTTTTCTATGGGGTGTTAGTTCAACGGATAGAACAGTGGCCTTCTAAGCCTCCGATGCGGGTTCGATTCCTGCACGCCCTACTTACAAAATTTTTCATAAGGATTTAATATGCTTACGTTCATTGACATGTTATCTGGAGACAGGTTCTCGTATAACAATAGAGAGTACATGAAACTTGAAATAGAAGTTGCTGGATTCGCAAGGCCAGACCAAGAAACAAACCTAAGAATGAACATAGATAACGAAGAAGGACTACATGCTGTTGGTAGGATGTCCATAATTTTTAATGCAGTTGATGTTCTAAGCGGTGCTTTGATTAGCCTACAATCCGAAGATGTCGTTGAGCCTATGATAGCTAGTAAAACAGACAAGAATGTAGTTAAAGAAGAGCCACAAACTGACTTTGATTTTGACTTTTAAAAGTTGTCTTTTTGGTGTATTATAACTATATATTTCCACTTTAAAAGGTGTTTGAGTTCAAATGACAAATTCTCCCAAAGAAATCAAAGAAGCATACATAGAAGGTTGGATGGATAGGGATTATTCCAGCGATGATGATTTGGGATTAGTTTCTGTTGCTATAGAGAAAGATTGGGTTAAAAGCAACTCCTCTATCTCTATTGTTTCTATTGAAAGAAAATGGGAATGGAGATATAAAGTTCAGGATTCTAAAATAAAAGAGCTAGAACAAGATGTGTTAAATTTAAAAAAAAGAGCCAAAGAGCTTGAAAAGTTACAATCATAAGAAGGGCAAATCAAAAGAAGAGAATGGCGAATAGAGATAAAAAGAATTCTTTGCAGATGAGGCCAAGTAGAATCAAATTCCAAGACGACTACAAAGAAAAAAAAGTAGAAAATATATCCACCGGATACCGAAAAAACAAGGCTCAGAAAAAAAAATGATTTAGGCTGAATTTTTCTGCTTGACAAACCGATAAACTATGTTATACTTGGGTATCCTTTTGGAAAACACCACACTTAATTGGAGAGTTAAAGATGAAATTGCACAAACCAGAAGTTACTATCGAATCAGCAGGAGCTAAGACAACCTCACGCTTTTCTATTGAAGCGAGCCAGCAAGCATTTGCTGTTTTGTCCAGCACTATCTACGAAGATAAGATTAAGGCTCCTATCCGTGAGCTTTCTACCAATGCTCACGATGCTCACGTAGAAGCTGGATGTCCAGAGAAGCCCTTTGAGGTTCACCTACCAAATGCGATTGACTCAGAATTCCGTGTTCGTGACTACGGAGTTAGTCTTTCTCACGAAGATGTTATGCACTTGTATACCACTTACTTTGGTAGCAATAAAAGAAATTCAAATTCTTTAAATGGATGTCTTGGACTAGGCTCTAAGTCTCCGTTTGCTTACACCGACCAGTTTTGGGTAACAGCCTACAAAGACGGCAAGAAACGTAACTATGTTGCTACGGTAGACTCGGAAGGTTCTAGGTTGGATGAATACCCAGAATGTGATACAGATGAGGCCAACGGATTTGAAGTTGGCTTTGTTGTAAAAGAAGATGATTTTTCCAAGTTCAAAGATACTGCACAGCAAGTCTACAAGTATTTTAAGACACAACCTATCGTAACGGGTTCAGACTTTGAGCATAGCAAACCTTCAGAAGCAAAGATTACAGGCAAGGGATGGGAATTTACTGGTTCATACGGTGACTCTGTGGCTATAATGGGGAACATTGGATACCCTATTGATGACGACAAGTTCGTAGACTGGGAAAAGTCCTACCACGAAAGACGAGAAGACCCTGTTTTTCAGTTGCTAAACGGCGGCGTTGTAATGTACTTTGATATTGGCGAGCTATCTATGACAGCAAGCCGTGAAGGTCTTGAGTATACAGACTTAGTGATAGATGCGATTAAAAATAAAGCAATTTCTATTGTTGAGGAAATGCAAGAGAGAGTAGACACTGAGTTCAAAAACTGTAAGACAATGTTTGAGGCGAGAATGGTACGAGCTAAGTACGGTGATGCCATTAGGTCTATGACAGAGTTTGTAACCCCAAAGTGGAATGGTGAAGAAGTATCAGTAACCACTAGAGTTTCGTCAGAGTTTTTCGCTCACAGATTCTCACACGATGGTCGTGTCAAGATGAAAAGGTGTGTAGAAAGCATCAGCTTTAATGAGAAAACTGTTTACGTTATGCAAGACATAGATAAAGGTTCTCAGGTAGCATGTAGATATTTCGCAGAACAGAATCCAGATAAGACTGTCTACCTGTGTGGCTGGAATAAGGTTCAAGAACAAGAAGCTCTTGATGCTCTAGGCATGAGCAAAGACAACTTTGTTTTAGCCAGTAGTCTGCCAAAACGACCTAAGAAAATGGTTGTACGCAATGGTAAGAGAGTTCGTTCTTCAACAGTCGAAATATTTGAGTTTGACCGGAAGGGTAGTTGTCACAATACTTCCAACTCTTGGGACTCTCGGTATTGGGAAAGAAAAAACATTGATTTATCTTCTGGTGATATGAATATCTACGTTCAGCTTATCAGGTTTCAAGTAGAGGGCAAGCATAGTCAGTACAGTATTAAAGAGATATTTATTCTGCTAGAGACACTAGGAATAGATGTACCCACTGTCTATGGACAACCGACAGCTAAATGCAAGAGACTTAGCAAGCTAAACAACTGGATTAGTTTTGATGAGTGGGCAGAAACCGTTTTGTTGCAACAGCTAGAGAATAACT